TCAGAAAATAAACCTCTCTATGATGATTCCGCTACTCGTTGGTGGTCTGAATCTGACGATTTCTATGATCATCAACCCTACGATTATTCAGGCGGTCAAGCCAAGGTAATATATAGTAACGTTCCTGTTTTAAAGTGGGAGGATAAGAAAACACCTGCATGGAAAGACCCTAACGCCCCACCAGTTCCCTTTACTGTCGATTATTCCCCCGTTCTCTCTGAGGGCATGAGCCGCAAGGGAACTCTTGTCGCTCCTGGTGCAAGCAACAACGGACAGGAAATTGAAAGCAATGGTCTTAACGTCCGTGTCACACTAACGGACGAATTTTTAAAACTCCGTGACAGCTATGATGAACTTAAAGATTATACATATGAATTTGTATGTTATATTACTACTTCCCCCCCTGAAAAGTCGTCTTATGAAGAAAGCGTTAAAAACGCTGTTTATACTTCATTGGACTATGGCAAATATATGTATACTACAAGCGGCGTTGTTGATGATGTTACGGACGATAATAAAGAGCCTACAGAATGGATAAAGGCAGAGGGCATAAATGCTGGCTATATAATTGGCAAGGGTGGCGAGGTTAAGAATGTTACTATCAATCTTGAAAACCTCGACAGCTCACAGTTTACCGCCGATACAAAGCTTTATATCGTGGTATATGGTCGCTTGACTTCTCTTTCAGTGCCGACCCCTGATTACTTCGACCTCGACAATCAAGGTTATCTTTGCAATCAAGGTTCTTTGAATACAAAGCAGATTGTAACAGTAAATGCCGACCCCGAAACAGGCGAGGGAATAGATGTTGTAATGCCTGATTACTATTGTGTAACGTCAACGGCGTTCAATTATAAGGACTATCCCGAATACAAGCCGAAAATATTCAAGAATGGTGCTGAAATGGATACAAACAAGCCGTTTACTGATTATCTTGATAAGAAGTTGACCCCTGATTATATGTATGATTATGATATGGATAAAAAGGGCGAAAGTGGTCTTGCTCCTGACGATTTCAAGAAATATGAGGAACAAAAAAATCTTGATAAAAATTTCGGTTCGTTTGATTTTGGTTTGGATAGTATTAAATCAGTGTTTGACGGCTCGTCCGACTTCTTCAAGTTTTTAACTGCAAGCATAGGTATCTTGCCCACAACGTTCTTAACTATCCTTATCGCTTTCTTTGTTGTCATGTTGGCAATTTGCGTTGTTAAATGGGTATTGAAGTAGGGGGTGCAATATGGATTGGTTTTCACTCATGAAGTCGCTTTTTGTTTCAATTCAACACTTAATGTGTTTGCGTATTCGTTTCGGTGAATTTAGTTTTACAGTAGGTGCAATGATTGTTGGATTGTTTGTTATATCCTGCTCCGTTGCTCTGCTAAAATATCTTTTTCACAATACATAAGGAGTTGTTAAAATGGTTGCAATATTAAAATTATTCGTTCTTTCACTAATAGTCATTTTGGCTATTAGTGCAGTTCTCGGCGTGGTGGCGTTCTTTATGGACTTGCACGCCTTTAAATCTGATAAAGACTTGTCGCTCCCTCGTAAACGGCTTATTGAAGCATTATACGAGGAACAGGAACTTAAAAAGAAAGCGGCTGAACAGCCGCAGGACACACCACAGAGCGACAAGCAAGAGCCTGAGAAAGTGGGGTGGTAAATGTGTTATATGATGTTCAAAACGCTTGCTATCAATTGCTAAAGCTTCTTGGTTGTGACTTAGCCGCTATTGACATTATTAAAACGTGGAAACAATTCGGTGTACTGTGCATTGAATTTGTGTTTGCCTGTTTAATGCTATTCCTGCTTTGGAAAATGCTTTATAATGCTATGATACGTTTCTTCAACCCTCGGAGGTAGCATATGATTTTATTAGATTATTTCGTTCGTCTGCCGTCCTTGGCGACGTATGTAGCTTATGATAAGGCTACAGCTTTATACTTCAATTGGTCGCAGATTTTCAACGGTTGGGGTATACACCTTTTTGTCGGCAAATTCGGAGCAGGTAAAACCTCTCTCATGGTCGCCGAAGCTTATGAACTCTGTCGCAAATATCCTCAGCTTCACATACTAACAAATATTAATATCAAAAACTTTCCCGACTATACGGAGATACTTCCATTGAACACTGCACAAGATATCCTCAACGCCCCTAAAAACACGCTCGTGCTTATTGATGAAATAGGTACAATATTCAATAGCCGTGACTTTTCGGGCGGTAAATGTGCCGTTCCTAAACCGCTATTTCAGCATTTGTGCCAATGCCGTAAACGGCGTATGATGATATATGCAACAGTACAACGCTTCAACTTGCTTGACAAACAAATTAGAGATATTACCGCAGACGTGACCGCTTGTCATACGCATTTCAAGCACCCATTTTGCCGTATACAGACAGGTTACACATATGACATTGAGGAGTACGAGTTATATTCTGAAAATAAGGCTTATACGCCTACACAGATGTATAATAGAACGTATCTACAGACAAATAAACGCCGTCAGCTCTACGATACATCACAGCTTGTCACGAATATGCTACAAAAAGAGTATTTGTCTGATGAAGAAATACTCGCCAATCGTGAGGGCATAGAGCCTAACACACATCCACTTGACCGAAAGCAAAAGAAATCTATTCGCAAGCGTAAAAATGCTTGGTAATGAAACAACTCGCAGTGGTTGCCGTGAGGCTCACTGCGAGTTGTTGTTGTCTTTGTTGTTAATCATCAGCAGATTGCTATTAACTGTGTTCTGCTGTATCTGTCTTAATAATTCCGTTTGTTTCTCTTCTTCTCGTCTTATCGCTTTGCTGTTGCCTGCTGTTTCAAATATAGCACATATCAACAGTATCACAATGACTATTTTCACGATAAGTATAACAACGCTTATTGACGTCATAGCCTCCAACGCTGTGAATATTTCTTCCATACTCTCACCCCTCGTCTGTATGTGTCTTTATTACAATGTGGCTGTCCTCTGCTGATTTTATCTCATCAGTGATAACCTTTTTGAGATATCCCGCTTTCGACAATCCTAACTCTTTTGCTCGGTCATTAATCATCTGATTAAACCCCTTTGGAGCATAAAACTGTATCTTTTCGAGATTTTCTGCGTTCCATTTTGCATTAGCTTTCTTCTTTGCTTCTGATACCGCCATTACCTCACCACCTTTTTTACATTATACTATATCTATTGTAATTTGTCAACCACAATATACACTAAATCCAGTTAATAATTATTTAATAAATACTTTACACTATATCCATTGCATATGGACTAGATATAGTGTATACTTAATACAGACAAAGGGAAAGCGGATAACCCACAAACCGCAGAAAGGGTTGATTAAAATGAAAAAACTAAATTTATATCGTGTTGATTTTGATATTAAAAAATTCGGTGAACATCATTATTTTTACTATTGCTACGCTCATAATGCTAAAGAAGCTCGCTCTTTTGCTGAAAATGCTTGGTATTCTTATAATTCGTCACATATGTTTCATATATCTGTTTCTCGTGAGCTTAACAGCTCTATTGTATATAATCTTTGTAACTTTTATCTTGTTCGTGATTATTAACAGTTCTAGGGGGTTGACTGTTTCAGCCCCACTCCATTAATCAAATTTGAAAGGATTGTTGAAAATGACTATTGAACAAATGAAAAGTATTGCTTATGATAAAATGAACACTGATATATCTTCTCTTGCTCATGATTGTATTTCATTTTATGAAGTTCTCGGTACTTTATCGGCTTTTAAATCTGTCGGTCTAGTTACTGATGTCGAATACTGTGACTATATGATTCGTATTCTCCAAACGGAACTTAAGCGTACTTCTCAGAATAATTTCTGATTTTTCTATCCGTGAAATTTATCATGCGAACGGCTTGGGGGTGAATTGCGAATTGTTGGAATTGTTGGAATGTTGGAAACAACAGCTTACAGGGTTTCAACATTTCAATAATTTCAATGATTCACAAGAGGGGAACGCCGTTCAAGATTCCCCCTTTTCGCTTCCCTCTCGGCGTTCTTCTGTACTCTCATGAAGTCGGGGTATAGTATTACCCCCGACTTCTGTGACAAGTGACAAAACAGTTATAACAGCGTAAATATGCACTTTTCTGTGTCACACTTTTTTGTGACAACTTCTGTGACAAATTTATTTTAGGAGGATACTTATGAATGTTATTAAAGAACAAAAGGCTATCGAACGTCTGAAAACGTTTGAACCTGCAGACGGATATTATCTGGCATATAGCGGCGGAAAAGATAGTGACTGTATCAAAATTTTGGCACAACTCGCAGGTGTTAAATTTGAAGCAGTACATAATCTGACAACTGTTGATGCACCCGAAACTGTGAGATATGTTCAATCTCAGCCAGATATCAGAATTGACAAGGCGTATGACAAGAACGGCAATCATGTTACAATGTGGAATTTGATTGTTAAAAAACTTATGCCTCCGACACGCATTGCACGCTATTGTTGTAGCGAATTAAAAGAACGTGGCGGCATAGGACGTGTTGTTGTCACTGGTGTTAGGTGGTCTGAAAGTCGACGTCGCAGAGAAACATCGGACGTTGTTATAATTGTCGGAAAACCTAAATCAACGATGAAAACAGCTGATGAAATAGGCGCAGAATATCAACAAAATTATCAGGGTGGAATCATTTTTAATGACGATAACGATAAAAATCGCAGGTTGGTTGAACACTGCTATCGCACTACGAAAACTATGGTAAACCCTATAGTCGATTGGTCTGATGATGATGTGTGGGATTTTTTGCACTACTATGGTTGCAAATCAAATCCGCTGTATGAATGCGGTTTTAATCGTATAGGTTGCATTGGTTGTCCTATGGCAGGGAAACATAGATACGTTCAATTTGAACGATATCCGAAATACAAACAAAATTATATAACGGCATTTGATAGAATGCTAGAACGTAGAAAACCGCTTGGAAAATCTTCAAAAATGTCATGGCAAACAGGACAAGACGTTTTTCGCTGGTGGCTAGGCGAAGATTTTAACCAGATAACTTTTGATGATTTGGAATGATTTCCTATACAAAATAAGGTGGTGTTTTTATATATGTCGGAATTTAAATGCCGCTCCGCTTTCTGCGTTATAAACAACCCTCGCTACGATATTACATACAAGCACAATGAAGAGGGTGAAATAGTAAATGACGAGAACGGCAAGGCGGTTATATTAAAGCAAGAGCCTACGGAGTATCATTCATTGACAGAACAACAGATATGTGATGATGTTCTTAATAAATGGGTCGGTGATGATGATAAGCGAACAGGAGCGGTTTTATTCTGCGTGTCCGCCCTCGGTCTTGAACACTTGCATTGCGTGTTTGAAAGTGAAAAGACTTTCCGCCCACTGTCTGCCTTGAAAAAGCTTTTTCCTAAAGTACATATTGAGATAACCAAAGGAAACAAAAAGCAAGTTGAGGACTATATAAACAAGGTCGGAAAGTTCGAGGAAAAGGGCGAAAAGATTATAGCAAAATCTCAGGTCGGTGAGATTAAAGGCTGTCAAGGCAAGCGTAATGATTTGATTTCTATGTCTGATATCCGTGATCTTATTTATAGCGGACAAACTCCAAACGATATATATAGGCAATATCCGCAGGCTATCAAGTCCAAAACTGCAACAGAAGAACTATTCTATTTGTATCGCAAGGACAATACACCGCCTGAACGTGATGTGAAAGTACACTGGCTGTTTGGCGGTACTGGGTGCGGAAAATCGTACACATACATTGATTTATGTGAAAAGCATGGTGATGTAAATATTTATCGTGTGACCGACTATGACCACCCTTTTGACGGCTACCAAGGCGAACCGATACTCATTCTTGATGAGTTCCGAGGGCGTATCTCATACAGTTACTTGCTCACCCTGCTTGATAAGTATCGCTCTCAGGTATCTGCACGATATAGCAATAAAATGACGTTATGGACGGAAGTATATATAACTTCTCCGTTCCTGCCTACTGAACTATATCAGAAAACCGCTGAACGTAATGACGGCATAGACAAGCTCGAACAGCTTACAAGGCGTATTGATGATATAGTGTATTGTTTCAAATATCCTGCCGAGAACAACAGCGGTACATTTTATTGCAAATACAACGTTGATTTTGACCTGCATTGTGATAGTTACGTTATCCGTGAGCAGTGTTCTCACGTTCGTCATGAGGTTTCACAAATGGGATTGTTCACGCTTATGGACGGTTTGACGTCAAAATTTGTTGAAAATAAATCGCAAATTTAGGCAATGGAACTTGTGAACGCAGTGAACAAGGTCGCTTGCCGTTCCGCCACAGCGTCAGCCGTGGCATAAGTGACACGATAAAGAAAAACCAACGTAAAAGCCAACGCCAAAACCGAAAAAGCAAAACAAGCCAAACAAAATAAAGTAAAAATATTTAACGTAAGAAAACGGCAATTTTACAAAGCCGTAAAAATATGGTATAAATAAATCAGGAGGTACACCATGAAGCAAAAAGAAATTTGCAAGGAAGAAATCAACTTTTTCTATCTGTGGCTCTGTGGCACGATAGGCAAGGAGAAAGGAGAGGATAAAAGGCTTGTATATCTGTGCTGTCCTGCTGAGCGTGATACGCTCCTCAGGCTGTTTCTTGAAGAATACAACGCACAGCACCGCTACAGTGCATTTAAAAAGGCTTTCAAGCCTACCACACGCATTATAACAGTAAAAAGAGTGTAGCCATTATAAGCCCATGTATTGGCGTACATGGAATGACTACACCCAAATAACACCCACGCAAAAGGAGTTATTACCATGAAATTTAAAGAATTTTATTACAAGGACTTTCGCCCCTCATATCTTGAGGGCGTTGTCCGTTACCCTGAACAAACCGATTATGTGATAGAGCAGAATTGCAAGTCTATAAACGGCAAGGACCTTTCCGAAATCGGTCTTTCAGACCTTAACAACCTTATCAAGCAATGTGATGATACATATTGCATTGACCGAGTTAAAAAGCTCCGCAGTGTCCTTAAACGTATCATGCGTTATGCTTATGCCTGCCGTTACACGTCCATTGACCTTTCAGCCTTTGAACTTAGGCGTTGCAGAAAACGCCCTGAAACAGTGCAACAGCTATCATTTACGGCGGAGCAAGCCGCTTTTCTGACTTCGGGCGATAGCACTATTATTAAGATGTTCCGCTTTGAGTGCTTGACAGGTCTACGCCGTGAAGAAATACTCGCCTTGCGTTGGGAGAACGTTGATTTAAAGGCTCGCCGTATCTTCGTTTGTCAAACTGTGGTTGTGCTTAAAGGCTGTGCAAGGCTCGTTAATGATACGAAAAACCACAAATTTCGCTATGTTGAACTTAACGAAATGGCTTATAAACTTCTTCTTTCTCTGCCTATTACCTGCGATTTCGTGTTTGGCAATCCTCGTTCAAAGAACTTTCTCAGCCCTCGCCGCTATCACGAAGAATATAACACTATGTTCATTCGTAAGAATGAGGAATGGAAAAAGACCCATGCAGAGGGTTTGCCACACCTCACACCGCACAAGTTCCGTCACACGTTCGCAAGCTTGCTGACCGCTAACGGAGCGGACGTCAAGACAGTCGCCGACTTGCTCGGACACACAAAGCTTGACACAACAAACATTTACTTGCACAGCTATGACGATTTACGCCGTCAGGCTGTCGATAAGATACAATTAGATAATTAATTTAACAACCGCTCTTTGTGCTTTTGGTCGGAGTGACCTGATTTGAACAGGCGACCTCTACCACCCCAAGGTAGCGCGCTACCAATCTGCGCCACACCCCGATATCGTATATATTATACCCGATTTGGATACAATAGTCAAGAGTTTTCAATCAAAATAAAAAAATTGCAAAAAAGGTATTGACATTCACATTCATTTGTGATATAATAAGTAAGCACTCAAGAGAGAGCACAAAAAATATCGCGGGATGGAGCAGTTCGGTAGCTCGTCGGGCTCATAACCCGAAGGTCGTTGGTTCAAATCCAGCTCCCGCAACCAGCAAAGAGAAGTCTTGAAAAAAGGCTTCTCTTTATTTTATTTACACGAATAATAATCAGAAATCATTCTGAGAATTAAGTTTGCCGAACTTTCCGCAAGTACGACAGGAAAGATTAAAGAGCCTATCATGAAGGGCACAGTGAAATTGATAGTCAAGTGAAAAATCTCTCCGCAACTCACCGAGAGTGTATTCTATTTTCCCATACAAAAGAAAAGCATCAAATATATTAATTACCTTACGATATTCATGATAAAGGTGAAGATACTCACGAACATAGTAGTTTGAAATAGTCATTTTCAACAATCCTTTCAACTTGACATTTAGTAAAATTTGTGTTATACTCGGATTTACAAAGCGGAGGATATCCGAGTTTGTGTGTGAATATGTAGTCGGTGTATTTTGACGGATTGCCGACTACATTTTTTATGCTTCTTCAAGCATTTGTTTGAGTTCGTTAATCAGCTTTGATAAAGCTTCATATTCGCAATCAGCATGAATGTTCAGAGCCTTGTCTATTATAATTCTAAGCTGTTCACGCTTTGCATACTTTATCGCAAGTTCTGTAGCTGTAGGCATGTTCTGCATTATCCTCACTCCTTTCAATTTCCTCCGCTGTGAAAGTTCCCTTTATCTCTTTCACTATATATATTATAGCATATTGCTAGCAATATATCAATAGGCATTTTGCATGAAACTTGCTAGCATTATATATTGAAATTGTATATTGATAGCATTATAATTATATGGTATAATAGAGCAAAGAGGTGATAACATGGTAAGCGAAGCACAAAAGAAAGCCACAAGCAAATACATTTCAAAAGCATATGACCAAGTATCTTTGCGAATGCCAAAGGGCAAACGAGAAGAATACAAAGCCCATGCAGAACGGCAAGGCAAAAGCCTGAACGCCCTTATAATTGAACTACTCGAAAAAGATATGCAGGAGCATTAAGCCCCTGCATTTTTTTATAAATCATTTTCCTGCTGTTTTGCATAATCTATCATAAATTGAGGAGCGGAACAATTTTCGCAGACAGCGGAATCAGTAAAATGATAAACACATTCCTCACAGTAACCATAACAACCGCACTCAAAAAAACCGCATTTCTTATTATCACACTTACCGAAATCAGTATTTTCCTTGCACCAAAAATTAAACTCTTTCATTTTCAACATTCCTTTCAAAATTCTCAATAATCATTTCAAGAACATAGCTCACATAAAGCAGAAACGCCCCTGAATAAGCCGTAAGTGCTACCCTCATAAGTTATCACCCTTATAAGGTGAAAGCTTATAGCCTATCGTTTTCGACATCTGAGCTTTATTCTCAGCCGATACATGAGTGTAAGTATCAGCAGTAAGCTTGTATGTACTGTGACCGAGCCACTCCGAAACCTCTTTCATACTGAAACCGCTGTTAAGCATAAGCGTTGCATTGCTATGTCTAAGGTCATGTATACGAATTTTCGGTAAATCGTTCTTGCGGAGCAAGTCTTGAAAGGCGTGCAATACATAATCATAGTGAAGCGGTACTCCCTCAGCGTTCACGCACACATAATTCCTTGCCTTGCACAGTGGAGCTTGTCTGCTATAAAGCTTATGCAAGTAGTCAAGTTGTTCATCACTTAGAGGAAATTCACGGCGAGATTTTACAGTTTTCATCCTCTTGTTTTGACTTTCGACCCAGTGTCCGGACTTATAGTCTTTTATCCTCGTTCTTGTTTCACGGATATAAAGACAACGTCCGAGGAAGTCAACATTCTCCCACCGCAAACCGAGTATCTCAGACTTGCGAAGTCCAAACCACACAGCGAGATACACAAAGCTTTCTATCTGAGTACCATAAGCCGCACGCAGGAGCTTCAAGAGCTGTTCTTCTGTATAATATGACATTTCATTTTCCACCTTTCGAGGAAGTGAAAAAGCCGTGTAAGGATTTTTGCTTATAAAATCGTTCTTATATGCGTAATTCAGACACGCACGCATGACTTCATGATGTTTACGGAGCGTATTCACAGAAAGCCTTGTATCATGCAGTATGTGCCTTTGATAGCCCTCTATGTGCATAGGCTTGACATCAACAAGTCTAAGTCCTTTGCTCTTGAAATAAGGGTAAAGGTATTTTGTTATGATACCTACATAGCCATCATAAGTTGACGGAGATTTTCTGTAACACGTTTCATTATTCCATACTATGATATAGTCACAGAACAAAATTTTATCCGTGTCAATGTTTTCAATGCTAATTATCATTTTGCCAAGGTCCTTTCCTGATGATAGTTGTTATAGATTTTTACCTTTGTCACGTTATCAAGCTGATGAAAGACGGCTCTTGAAAGTCTGTGCTTGCGGAGATATTCAAGGAAACTTTTTGATTCAGTTGCAGGCGAAGTATTACGTAAAGCCCTAACAATATCAGAATTGCAATCGTTATTATAAAAGCTTTCAAGTATTTGTTGCTGAACATTTTCAGACAATGACAAATAATGATTATAACTAATCCTGCAAGTATCAGATAGAAAACGTTGAAAAGCAATAAGCATTTCATCATTCATTTAGTTCACTCCTTTCAAAATAATCATCATATTCCTTGCGGTATTCGTCAGAGTAAATATAATCAAGGAAATCTGCAATATTATCAAACCTAGCTGAAACTTCTTCAAAGTTCGGAATAATATTTACATTTGTATTGTATTTATACTGATTAGAGGTATAAGGTTTTGTGATAGCCGACTTTGAAACGCTATCAAAATCGGTATTACTGTATATGATCTGAGGATCGCGATTACAATTCCGACTACTCCAATAATACTTGCCGAATATCTTATTATTGCCCTTTGTAATATACTTTGTGATATAGAACGCAAGAGCCGCCGAATTATTCTCCACAGGAATAGCCGTGGAAAAACCATATTTCCATTCAGGGATATTATATACAACGTTTCTAACGTGCAAGTTCTTTTCCTCTATAGTCTTTAATGTAACAGGCTTGTTATATCCAGTTACAAGCCTTGTGCCTGAATCGACCACATCAAAGCAATCATTGATAAGAGCGTGGCAATGTATACCGCCATTCTTATGCCTTTCAGGAATGAGCAAGTATTTCATATCTTTCCGCTTGACCTGATTTTCAAGCCACCGCCTAAGTTTTTTCTTAACAAAATCAGCATTAGAAAAATCGTATTCACTACCATTGAAAGTGATAGTGAGAAAATACGCCCACTCATTTGAAAAGGCTATATCAAAGACCTTGTCTTTTGCACGCTTTAATATATCTGTCCGTTCCCCTCTTTCCTCTTTTGAAACCTTTGCAGGCTTTTTGATTATCTCAAACATATCTGTTTGAACATCTTCATCATGCTGAGATTTCTCAAATTTCTCCCATTTTCGTTTAAGCTGTAATATGTTCTGATTTTGCTGATATTCTTCAAGGTTTTTGTCAACGAATATGTAATTGTTGCAATAAGTTGTTGTCGAAGAGCCGTCAGCGTAGATTTTTGTTTTAGTATTTTTTAAAACGACCTCAGGGGGTAAATCATAAAAATTTGCCATTTTCCCACCGCCATTTTAGTTTTTGACGGAAATTTGCGGTTATTATCAAGTATATAACCGCAAATTTCTAAGCTTGCAAGCTGTTCGCCACGTGCGCACGCAGGAGCGTGCGCACGTGGCTGAATCAATCTTGCATAGCTTTTAAAATTCTGCTTGCTATTTTCTCTTGCTCACTCGTCCGACCGATTTTCAGCCCCTTAACAATTTCTTCTGTGTCATAAAGCGATCTTAATTCGTCAGTAGCGCAGAAAGTTTCTTTCCATTCTTTCGGACGTTTCCTCGTTCCTGCACTGCCCTGCTCTCCGTTAATGAGATAGTTTTCTTTTGTATAGCACTTATTGACGATAAGACGTGAATTAAAATACGCCTTACAATCTATGATATAATTGACCTGCTCACGAATTATTTTTGTACACCTTTTCCACTCCTGAGCCGACCCCCATATACACTTGTGTAAATGCCGTTGCAGTGAGATATATTCGAGAAGCTCGTCCGGAGCATCTTTCCATGATTGAGAATTAAGAGTCAGGTGCATTTCATCGAACAGAAACAGCACGCCTTGATTAACACCGTTTTCGTCAATGTTCTCAACGTTCAGGATATCTTCCCAACAATCGAAGAAACGATCAGCTACTTCCGTGTGAAAATTTGCACAAATAAGCACTTTTGGAAATCTACTCTTGACCTCTTGCGCACGTTTCACCATGCTTATAGTTTTACCTCGACCGCCTAAGCCGTTATAAAGATATAGCCCATACATATTGAACGGAACTTCTTCACCTTTAAGCCGCTTTCTAATAGTCTTGAAAGTGTCCTTTACCGATAGAGGGAACGCATGAAGCACAGGCGTACCAAACAGCATAAGAAGCACGATAACACCCACCACAACGCTTCCCAAGGCGAGAGGTATAAGCATAGCTTTCCAATTGATATTAGCAAATGCCGACCACATTATAAAAGCCCCCTTACAAAGTTCACAAGTGCAGATACAAGCAGAAGTCCGAGAACATAGAAAATGCTCTCAAACATCAATTCAAGATTTAAGAATTGGTCAAGCTGATACAGAAAAGAAATCATATCCCTAAGAGCTGAATAAGCTTCATCACTTATTGAGAATGACTTAAAGAACGGCAGACTAAAGAACAGCACTACTATTTTCGCAGTTATCATTATTCTCCCTCACTTTCACTTGATTCATGAAGCTGTATTCCGAAGCAACGGAACAAAGCCTTAATTGTCGCATAGATACAGATAGCGTACATTGCTATAGTTGAAGCATTGAACAGCGCACTCTTAAGCTCGTTTGGAGCGGAGTTCATATTAAAATCAAAGTCCTTTCCGAAAAGTGTAAACGTAACTGAATTTGATGATGATTGCTTACCCTGCTGAAAAGCTTTTCTCAACTTTGCATAAGCAGGAAACTTGCTTTCTATAGCCACATTCAAATCTTTTGAGTTAGGTACAAAAAGATAGGTCACGAGCTTCTTCAAGTCGACAACAAGATTATACAGTGCAATGCCGATATTTTTAATGATAGTCCATAAACATTCACCGAGCCATTTAAACAGACCAATAAAATTAAAGAATATAAATTTAAGTGCCGCCCACAGCCAACGGAAAAAGCCTGTGAAAGCGTTCCACAGAAATTCAACAACCGCCTTTAAAAAGTCCGATATGCCGTCCAAGTCTTGAAACATATCAAAGTTAACGTAATCTCTTATATCAGGAAAATCAGTATCTATATAATCAGAAATTGACGGAAATTTTTCATAATCTTTCTTTTCATCAAACGGCTCTTTCTTGTGACTATCTACAGTATCAACAAGGCTATACTCATAACTTGCGGCGCAAAATCTATCCTTATATAACGCTTCATCACCCTTACCCTTAGCCGCTATAAGAAAGAAATAAAGCTTGCCCGTATTTTCAATATCTTTGTTGCTGTTATACCGCATAATGCCGTCACGCATAACATTCAGAGGGATTGAGCCATGCAAAGGGTCTTCTTTTGTGAAATCTCCCGAAGTGTCCATAGGGAGATAGTACCAGCCGTCAGAGTTAGGATAATCCCATTCAGATTGATTAGATACGGCAATGTTTACGTTGTATATATCATTATCTTTTTTCGGTTCAAAATCAAACAAAAATTTTTTGCTATCTTCATCATAAGAAATAGAAGCTTTATATGGTTTATTGCCTGAATACTCTAATTTTTCGCCGTCATTTGTAATAGTAATATTAGTGTCAATAATGTGCCAAGCACCAGCAGAACTATTTTCATTTAAATAAATTTCCTGTGTAGAATCAAAGAAAGTAGGAGATTGTGACGATGAAGTAGAAATAGTATACCGATCATCATCCCAAGAAGTATAGTCCCATTTATCATAATAACAATATATTTCAGGAGAAAACCGAGATATATTAAATTTGCCATTAGTTGCACTAATAGTATCTGTAGGAAACGAAATAAGAGTAATAATAATACCATACTCGTTTGGTGCATACCAATACGCTATATAATTTTTATCATCTAATGTACCACCTTGTGCTTTTACTCTATCCACCATAGTAGATACAACTTTAAGAATAGCAACATTTTGAGTTAATCCACCCTCACTTACATCATCAAGAGCAAACACAGGCACCACGCAAGCCGAACACATCACGATAAGGGCAAGCACTAATGACAGCGTTGCTTTAAGTTTTCTATTTATCATAATTCCCCCTTAAAAATTGGCATAATAAAAGGGCAGTTCACTGAATGAACTGCCCTCGTTGCTGTCAGGCTTACGCCTTTACGTACTTCTTGAACATTCTGATAGCAATGCCGATTACAGTTGTCAGAGTTATCACAGGAATAAGAGCGACAATAGAATCGGAAACGCCCTGAATAGCAGAATTAGCGAACTGTGTCATAAGTTCACCGACATTTACGAGAGTATTGCCACCTTCTGCAGTTGTAGAAACGGGATTCATTAACACATTCTCCTTTCTTAATTAATTAAGCTATATATCCACTTGCCAAACTTGATGACAAGATAAATACCGATAGATATTGTTATCAAAAAGCATATAGTGCCTAAATATGAAATTGTAATATTTTGATTATTGATTATAGTGTGCTGATTTTCGATAACAGCCGACATATTATATTCGTCAACCTGCTCAGAGGTAGTAACAGACGAAAAATCAATCTGTGAAGAAGTAACATCATTCAACGTCCACGACCTCAATTCCCTGAGCCTGTCGCTCCAGTTCTTTAACACGGAACTGCAGTTTAGAAATTTCTTTATTTTTCTTATCAATTGCCTTAAAGCAACGAGTAAGGCAATAAAACAGGGCAAGTGCCACTACCAAGCAGAAGTAAAGTGCATAGACTGTCATGTTCAAGCCCCCTTAAATTATTACAGCCTCAAGCTTTTTCTTGTCGTTGTAGAAATACTGGATTTCCGTTCCGACAAGTTCTCCGATATCTTTCATAGACACATCTTTACCGAACACGTTTCCTCTTTCGCTCCAAGCACACTTGCAGTCATTGGCGATAGTGTAGCCGACACCCTGAACGAAATTTGAATCATCTGCCAACTTGTTTTCTATAGGCTTCTGCACCTGAAGCACCAAGTTGTCATAGTCGATTGATTTTCCGTTATCGTCCGTAAATGTGCCTTTCTTGTGGATTGCTCCTATAAGTATTCCTCTCATGTTTTTTTCCTTTCTGCGGTTGAGGTTATCCGCTGACCTTTACTTGTTGTGTACATTCATTCGTATGTACCATGATTATATTATACATACTTTTGAATGTATGTCAATACATTTGAACGAATGTGTGTTATAATTTGTAGAGATTAACAAACATAAAGGAGGAATGTTGTGTATATTTATCAAAGATTAAAAGATTTGAGAGAGGACAACGAGTGCAAGCAATCAGAAATTGCAGAGCTTTTACAAATTTCACAGCAACAATACAGTATGTACGAAAAGGGCAAAAGGGAGATCCCCTTACACCTAATAATTATACTTGCGAGATATTACAAAGTAAGCCTAGACTACATCACAGGTTTGACGAATGACAAACGAGGTGTAGGTTATAAGGACGAAACCAACAGCAAGTACAACATAACACAGAAGAACAGCCCTAAGGCTGTTATCAAAATCAAGGAGGAAAAGTAATGGAAGCAGTATTTACAACATTTGCGGTTTGGTTTATAATAGGATTAATCGTATTTATTCTAATCATTGTAGCGATCATAGGCACATGGTTTGAAGCCCGTGAAATGCGCAAGGAGCTGGAGCAGGTCAACGCATACCTTGCAACGCTCAATGACAACATGATTATAGGTTTCCAGAACAACGACCGCCAAAGTCGCAACTTCTGAGAGCCTGCCGCCCTCGTTCCTGCTTTCCTGAGCTGTCGCTCTTGCCGTGCTGTGTCGCCCTCGTGGAGTTTGTGCGCTCCCCCTGCGCTGTGCTGTCGCCCCTGCCGTGCTGTTTCTCCCTTGTGGAACTTGTGCGCTCCCCTGCGCTGTGTTTGGTGCGAACTGCGTTCGCAATAAAGGGGGATTCTTGAGCGGCGTTCCCCTCTTTTTGGAGCATTGAAAGCATTGAAAACATTGAGAGTGTTGAAAAATCATAGATTTTCCAACACTCCCAACATTTCCAACACTTCCAACACCCCAAAAATTCACCCCCTAGCCGCTCGCCTGATGGATTTCCCACATAGATAGCGCTTCGCTTTTTTTCTTTTTCTCTTAGAATATGCGCTGCTTTCCTCGGGTCTTTTTCTTTGTGGTTTTGTCCGCTGTTTGTTTGTGTTTTTTGTTTTCTTTTTCCGTGTTTTTTCTTTTTGCTCTTGTGGAGCTTGCCTTGTGTCGCTTGTCGCTCCATGTGAGGGCTTGTGCCTGCTTCCGTGAGTAGTTTTCCCTCGTTGCTTATCACTTCTCCACGGGGCTTATAGTTACTTTTGCGAGGGGCTTCACTCATGCTGTTTGTTGCCTGCTAGTTCTCATAACCCGAAGGTCGTTGGTTCAAATCCAGCTCCCGCAACCATATTGGTGATACCAAATGGATACTCACCTTAAAAAGCCCGTGTTTACGGGCTTTTTTGATATTTAGAAAACAAAAAATTTTAATGTAAAACCGTGGATGCTTTTCACCAGTTTTCACGAAAAAAAGGGAGTCGAACCCTACACAACAAAAAATATCAAACATAACGGCAGACTTTGAGTATATTTTGCTCTAAGCCTGCCGATTTTTTATGAAAAAACATTCACAAAGTTTAGAAGGCTGTTTTGTCAAATATCACG